AAGTAGTTGACGGAGATCTAGTAATAGGAACTGCTGGTCACGGTATTGACTTTAGTGCTCAGACTAATGAAGGCTCAACTTCGCAAGATACGCTTTTCGCGGACTATGAAGAAGGCACATGGACACCAACTAATACTGTTGGTTTAACTTTAACTGTTCAAAACACTTGTTATTATTTGAAGGTAGGAAAACTCTGTACTATTTGGTTTGATATTAAATGGACAGGATACGCAGATAGTGCTCAATGTAGCATGATTCAAAATCTTCCATATGTTTCATCAGATTCAACTGAGTTTTATTGTACAGAAAATATTTGGTATAGCAAAACTAGCGACCTTAATAGAGACTATGACGATGAAACTACTATGATCTATATAGAAACTGAATCTTCGTCAATTAAGGCCTGGAACACACCAGGTGGTCATTTACAGACAAGATCTTGGGCCGTTGTAGATAGTAGCAATGGTAGAAGAGTTAGGGGCACAATGACATATTTGACCAAGAACTAGACCTTTGCTTATGTCTCTAAACTAAGCCTACTTTAAACCTGTTTCGTTTAATCAAACGTTCCTAAAACCATGGCTGCTATTACTAAGACTATTGTTTACGATAAAAAAGAAATCATTGGTGACTATGCAATCCTTCAAGTTCGAAAAGCCAGCGTATTGAAGGAGGGCGGAAAAGAATTGACTAGATCATTTGAACGGTATGTTTTAGAACCCGGAACATTAGACGCTTCTGATAATTTGGTTGATAATCCATTAGATAAAGAACCCGACGGGGTAACGGCAATACCTCAAGAAATAAAAGATATTTGCGCTGTAATTTGGACAACTTCTATTAAGAACGCATGGAAAGCTAAATTGATCAGTGATAAAACATCTTCTTAAATATGGCTAATACAATTACAGAACGTCGCAAACAAGTAACAGCAGAACTTAATACAATTCAAAGTGAATTATCACAGGCTAAATTAGCGGTTGATTTGTTTAGTAAAAAAGAAGTTGAATTACAAACTATACTTAATGAACTTGACGCGCTAGATCAACCTGAATCGACTGTTGTTGACCCTGTTGCTGTTTAATTAATAGCCCTGTCATTAAGTACGCAGGTAATAAAGCCACTGTTGAAAAAGCTATAACTATAACCATGATTGGCGCAGCCTTGAGTATGGCTTCTTTCCATATATCTTCAAACATGTTTTTATTTAGATTTTAGTTTAATATCGAGGCGTAGCAACGTTTAAAGCTATGAAAAAAATTATTAATGTTCTTGTGATTGCAAACAGTGTGTTTATAGTGGGAGTGCTGGCAGGTGGTACGGGTCTTTATTTCTACGCTAAGAACCCAACCAACCAAGCCAAAGCAAAAGCTTATTTGACAAATAAAATTACAAAGCTAATACCTGTTCCAGAAATACCAAAAGTTCCTACATCAACCGGAAATGTCCTCCCCTTTTAATATGGGCAAATTCTTTGCAAGCCGAAGCAATCAAAGAGGCATTGTTGCGCTTGAAAGAAGAAGAACTAATTAGACAGAAAGAAGATGGAAATAGAAGAGATAAAGGTTCCGACAGTAAAGATATGGACAATACCTAATATTCAGGCGCCTAACGTTATTGCAACCCCTTCTGTTCCTATCCCCTACATAGAAACGCCCTGTTCGGAAATAAGGCGAGATTATACGAGGTCTAAACAAATTTTTACAGATGATCCCGCCGGAAATATTGTTATTTGTCCGGGTATTCCTTGGTTTGAACCGATTCAATATAACCCTAAAAAAATACAAATTATTCAAAGTCAAAAACCAGCGGTAGAACCGCCACCAACTAACACAACAGAACCGCCACAAGCCGAAATTCCAAAAGAACAAATAATAAAGGAAGAAAAGAAAGAGAATGTTCCTTGTCCTGATCCACAGAAAAATAATCCTAGAATTGGTGATATTGCAGCAAATGGAAAAGAAAAAGTTTCTGGGTTTGAATTAAGTGAAGACGGCCAAACTTGTATAGTTGTTTACTCTCCTATCTCAATACAAGAAAAATATTTACCTCAAATAGGGACAGTTTCAACAACTGCAATTATCGCTTCAACTGCTGTTGTAAGTTCTGTTTTAGCTAAACCCGTTGCTGATCTATTGTTAAAGGTAATTAAACCAAGTGTTAAAAAAGTAATCACAACATTAAAAACAAAGCTATTAAAAAAACCGCCAGAGAAGAAAAGTATCTTTGACAAAAAGATGGAACAAAGAGAACGTAATAAAGCTATTCGGAAGTTGAAGAAGGGGTGGTAATTTCGTGTTTATGATCAATCAACGTATTAGCTGGCGTCACTAAAGTCACGTCTTTGCAGAGACCATATAAGGGCGAATTTTCAGTCAATAAAACGCCTTCTTTTTTCCATTTAGCGCAAGTATTAATTCTTGAAGCGTGATAGTTTAATTTCTTTGCTTCTAGCTGATGAGTATATAGATCAACTTGTTTGGCCATAGCAGCGCGGCAAAGGCGAACAGATTGGCGATCAAGTGGAATTGCAAAAGTTAAAGCAATACCTGAACTGATACTCATATTATTTTCCTTTTGTCCTGTTCTTGTTGGCTTGTAGTAAAGGATTGATCCCGGATTAACTAAAGCGCCGTCATCATTTGTTTGTAAATCATATACAGGCTCTTGATAAATTGGCTGATAAGGTGCGCTATAAGAATTTGTTGTTTGCAAAAATGGGTTGATATTTAGGGTTGAACCTTGGCACTGCAAGGCCGGGGCTACAGACTGGGTAAACTGCCTAGAGGGCACAACCTGAATTGATTGATTTGTAACGCTGCCAGTGGAATTTGAAGTAGTGTTAACCGTGTTGCTGTAAGCCTTTTCAGCTATATTTGATAATATAAAAGCAATTGCTAAAGTATATTTTAAGCTCTTAATCACTGGCTAAATGTAGAAGTTGAATCAGATACACTTTCAATAGTTGTTGTTCTATCAATCTGAGTAAAATTAACAAGTCCTCCAGTTTCTAGCGTTTCAAAATATGACCAACTTTGGCCAGCATTATTAATTGAATATTCTGGTTTTGCTGTATATGTAGGGTTTGTAATTGATGTTGTAACCCCTTGAATAGTTTGGGTATTTGTTGTATATCCTGTTGGTGCAATATTTGAAGTATTAGAAGGCGAAACATTAACCCCACCTGTTGTTAGCTGGTATCCATTACGGAAATCAAAACTTTTTATCGTCTCCTGAACTACACTTTGAGTCTCAGTGTGATTTTGTAAAACTCCTTGTTGAAAATTTGGGATTACTGGCGCGGCATAAACTGGCGCATTAAATATAAATAATAAGCCAACAATAAAACGCATTAGTCAACAATTAATTCTGTAATCACTTGCCCCACCGCCGAAGTCCCACTCGATCCGGCAGTTAGAGTAATACTTCCGTCGCTTAAAATAGTTCCAGCCAGTGAACCAGCAGTCCCGGCAGCCGTAGAAGTTACGTTAGAGAAATTTGGAACAGCGCCAACACTAACCGCGCTTGTCGGTATAGCGTCCCCTTGACTATATGTAGAACTGAAGGAAAACGCCTGCCCCGGGTCGTCTTGGGTCGCGGCTATTGTACCGGGTGAATAAATTCCTGAACTAATCGCTCCTGTTGACACCGTGTTTACCGTCGTTCCATCAGTTGTATCTATGTTGTTACCGCTGATTGAAAAACTTGAACCCAACCGAGTTGATTGGGTCGCTGCGGCGTTCACAGTTAATTGAGTTGAACTAGTTATTTTATGGTGAAGGTCACATTTTGCGGCTGGAGTTGCTACTAGGAAAGCAGCGAGAAGAAAAAAACGGTTCATGATAATTTGCCATCCTCCCCTATAGGGCGGTTAGTGATTGGATCAATTCGGGTAGCTGTTGGGGCTTTAGTAATAAGTTCTATTGGCTGTTTTATAACAATTGTTTGTTGACCTGCTGTATTGCCTAAAGCCATTTGTTGTTCTTCCTCTTTTTTCTTTTTCTTATTACCGTTATTAGCTCCTACGCTTATCCCC